TAACAAGAACATGCAACGTTCGGTGTCTCGACTAAAAGGGCGTAAGGTTCTTATTCCGGGGAACCATGAGCCACCTAAGATGCGACAATATTTTGATCTCTTTGACGACGTACGAGGGTATGTGGTAAAGAAAGGTTTCATTATGTCTCATATCCCTATCCATCCGGGCAGTCTTAGTAGGTGGCAACTGAACATTCATGGACATCTTCACGCGAATAATGTAAAGAAATTTGTAAACGTTAAAGGGGACTACATCGAAACTCTGACTGAAGATGAAAAATATTATTGTGCTTGCGTAGAAAACACTGATTTTAGACCAAAACTTCTCGACGATATTCTCAAAGAAACAGGACTACGATAAAAATATAAAAATAAAGCTTGACAAACCACACAAAGTAGTGTATAATATACTTATAGAGTCCTGAGAGGTAATCCTATAAGTATCAATTAACAATTGTTGTTATAACAATAATATCTAGAGAAGGAGATTTAGGTTGCTACCATGCCCTAAATGTAATAGTTCTGATGCATACAACATTCAACCAAATGGTTGGGGCCATTGCTTCTCATGTGGGTCTAACGTTCCTCCTGCGACTGCCCAACAACATCTTAACGGGAGTATTAACATCGACCACGACCAACAATCAATTACCACCCCTACGGTAAAAGAACTTTCCCCTCTTACGGAAGTTTACCGAGCATGGCCTGAACGAGGCCTTTCTAAAGAAACCATTTCAAAATATAAAGTTTGGGTTGGTGGTGAAGATGACAATTTTGCTGCTAGGTGTCCTCGCTTCGACATCAATGGCAACCATGTAGCAAACAAGGTTCGTACACAGAAAGGCGATAAGGATCGTAAGAAAGGTGCTCCCTTCTATTTTGAAGGCGACAAAAGCAAAGCCGAACCTCTATTCGGTATGCATCTTTTCCCGCCCGGTGGTCGCTACATCACCGTCTGTGAGGGTTATGAGGACGCTATGGCCGTTCACCAGATGTTTGGTGGCAAGTACCCCGCAGTGTCCGTAGAAGGTGCTTCTAGCGCTTCTGACGACTGTAAGAAGGCTTTCGAGTATCTCAACAGCTTCGATACAATTGTGTTCTGTTTTGACAATGACGATCCCGGTCGTAAAGCTTCTAAGGCAGTGTCTTCTATTGGGTTTCCTCTGGGTAAGGTAAAAATCCTCACCCTACGAGAACACAAAGATGCCAACGAATATCTTACGTCTCGTAAATCAGAGAGGTTTACTCGGGAATGGTGGCAGGCACCTGACTACAAACCTGATGGTCTTAAACTCGGTTCCGAAATGTGGGAGGAGATTAACGAACGCAAAGAATACTTTACAGTTAACTATCCATTTCCCGGCCTAGACAAGATGACATACGGTTTACGACTAAGTGAAATGGTTGTAATCACTGCTGACACTGGTGTTGGTAAAACATCATTCCTTAAGCACATTGAACATAAACTCCTTACAGATGACACAGTAAAGGAACAAGGTTATGGAGTTGGATTTCTCCACTTTGAGGAACCTAACGGAGATACTGCTCTGGGGCTCCTTAGTATTCATAACAGTACTCCATACCATCTCCCTGACATTGAACGAGACCCTGCTCAACTCAGAAAGGCTTACGATGATGTTCTTAACAACAATCGCGCTGTTATTTGGGACCACTTTGGCAGCAACTCTGTTGATGCTGTAATTAACAAGATCAGGCATATGTCAGCCCTAGGGTGTAAATACATTGTTGTTGACCACCTCAGTATTATTGTGTCTGACCAGTCAGGTGACGAAAGGAAACAACTTGACGAAATCTCTACCAAAATCAAAACGCTTTGTATGGAGTTGGACATTGCCGTTTTGGCCGTTATCCATACAAATCGTCAGGGTCAAATTCGAGGGACCGCTGGTGTCGAACAACTTGCGAACATCGTTCTTAGGCTTGAACGTGACAAAACCGAGCCCAATGAATGGCGCAGGAATATTACTAAGCTTACAGTGGAAAAAAACCGATTCTGTGGTTATACGGGACCTGCATGTTACCTTTGGTACAACAAAGACACAGCGAGGTTAACTGAATTAGACACTGAAGAAGCTCAAATCTTTGAAGCTGGTGGAAGTATCCACGAAGCTGATAAACCATGGGAGAATTAAGTGTATCTAACCATAGGTAACGATAAATATTGGGCAATCGACATTGAAGGTAACGATTTGTACCCCGCTGTGTCCCGTATTTGGTGTGCTGTGGTTCATAATCTTGCGACTAAGGAAACCGTACGTCTTGTCGGTCACAACCAAATTAAGGAATGGTTTAAAAATCAACCTAAAGATATAAAACTTATAGGTCATAACATCCTAGGGTACGACATGCCCGCCTTGAACAAGGTTCTAGAGACTAACATCACAGTCAAGCAATGTATTGACACCATGTTGATGTCTATGTTCTACAATCCTTCTATGGATGGTGGTCATTCTCTTGGGGCTTGGGGTAAACGTCTAGGGTTTCGTAAAACAGAGTTTAATGATTTCTCAAAGTATGTGTCTGAGATGCTTGACTACTGTGAAAACGATACTCTTCTATGCGCCCGTGTCTACAGACAGCTCGTAGCTCGTATGCTTAAGGAAGGTTTTACCGAACGTGGTATTGAACTAGAACACAAGTCTTGGTATCTGACTAAGCAGCAGCAGCTCTATGGTTTCCCTTTTAATTTCCAAGAGTGTCTTGCGCTTTACGCTGGTATTAATGAACAGCTTGATGATATTAAGAAAGAAATATATACGTTCTGGCCTCCGAGCCTTGAGATTGTTAAACAATTTAAACAGGCCCGCAAGAAAGATGGTTCATACACCAAAGGGTTTCTCGAACACCAGAAACAATATGTACGAGTACAAGAAGATAATAATGGAGGATACTATGCTTACGATTACGTAGAGTTCAACCTTGCCTCTGGCGACCAGCGCCGTGAAAAACTATTGGCTCTTGGATGGAAGCCACGAGAGTTTACAAAACCATCTAAGACACACCCCAATGGTCAAGCAAAGGTTACTGACAAAGGAGAACTTGTTCCCTCTCTGGTTGAGTACGTAAAAGAGAGTGGAAAGAAGGAAGTTGAACTAATCGCCAAGTGGTTAGATTATAACTCTCGTGCAACTATGCTAAACACTTGGATGGATAATTATAACGACAAAACTGGAAGAATACATGGAAATCTATGGTTGGCTAATACTCTTCGTTATCGCCATTCTAACCCCAACACTGCTAACATTCCTGCCGTACGGCTCTCAAAAGATGGTCGGCCTTTACGTGGGGAAGAAGGAGCTTACACTTACGAAGCGAGAGATTTGTGGACTTGCAGTGACCCTGTTAATCGTTCTCTCGTTGGCGTGGATGCTAAAGGTATTCAGTTAAGAGTACTTGCTCATCATCTAAACAATCCTGAATTTATGGAGGCAGTGGTCAATGGAGACCCACACACTTACAACCAAAAGATTGGCGGTATTAGAGATCGTCCTACAGCAAAAACTTTTATCTATGCTTTCCTCTTGGGAGCAGGAGACGCTAAAATCGGGGAAATCGTTGGGGGAACGGCGCAAGATGGCCGTAAACTTAAACGACGGTTTATTGGCAATTTCCCAGGACTTGAACGACTACTTATCGACCTTGAACGACAGGTGGAGAGAACTGGAAGAATTGTCCTTTGTGACGGAACTCCAATCCTCGTGCGACAAAACCACACAAGGCTTGGGTATCTGCTCCAAGGAGACGAAAATCGAATAATGAAACAAGCTGCTGTTTATATTAGACAAATGTGCGTACGAGATAAATTAGATTCTTTTAAAGTTGGAGATATTCATGACGAACATCAATACGACACACTCAACGAACATGTTGATCCCCTCAGAAGTAATGTTCTTCCTCGCGCTTTCCGTGCTGCTGGGGAGCGTTTTGCTTACAGGTTGCCAATAGATTGCGACAGCAAAGTAGGAAAAACTTGGGCAGAAACACACTAAGGAATAAAAAATGAAATTTTCATTAATGTCTGATTTACATTTAGACTTCCCTCAAAAAAATATCCCATTCGAACTTTTAGAAAAAAACATAATTGTTGCAGGAGATACGTCTAATGGTCTTGAAGGTCTCAAGTTTCTTGATAAACTAAAACGTAAAGGTTTCAACGTATTAGCTTGTGATGGCAACCACGAACATTATAGTAACATATCTCAAAATCGAGTCGCTGAAGAAACTGCCTCACGATTTCGTGAACGTTTTCCGGGTAATGGTGAATTTGAAGGTGTACCTGTAATTCTCCGTAACGGATGGTATCTGGTGACAGAAGAAGAGTTGTGGCTCAATATCATGAATGATAGCAAGAGATGTTTACTTACTAAAGAGGCCGTAAACAATCGTGCGTATATGAATTATTGTTCTATTCATCAGAAACTTAAAGAGTGGAAAGATTTTCAGTACAAAGGTATTGTAGTTACCCACACTGCTCCTTGTACAGAAACTCTTGATCCTAAATTTGAAGGTCAAATTACTAATGAATGGTATCATAACCCTTACATGAAAGATTTGATTCAAGAATTTTCTGAACAAATTCTCGTGTGGTGTCATGGGCATACTCATGCGTTTGCTGACAAGATCGTAAACGGAGTTCGGGTGGTGTGTAATCCTCGTGGATACCCCGGCGAAAACCCTAACTGGAAACCTTTTACCATAGAAGTGTAAAAAGTTAAAATAGTTCTTGACTTTTGACACAAACTCTGGTATAATACT